AAGAGTAGGTATGGAAATTCAACAGTAATTCTCCCCTAATACTAATTACTAACTAATAATAATTATCCGTTGCTAGTAATTGGTAATTACCATATTTTTACCACTTGGCGATCAAATCTCACATTATATGCTCACTTCAAAATATTTATTACAAATCTTATGAAAATTAATAAATAGTTCTTGCATTATTCTACCAGTGTGATATACTATTATTGTAGAGTTAATTAAATCATAGTTAAATATTAAATTTGAGGAGTGGTTGTATATGTATTTTTATAAGTCTATTGCTGATGCTAAAGGTGATTTTAGAGAAATAATAAGTTGTCATTTAATCTGTAAAGATTCAGCTTATGTTGGTTATTATGCTTATTCTATAGTTGATTATTATGGAACTGAATATACTGTTTTTGTAAAGGAGGAAAATTAAAATGAAAACTTATGCAATTTCAATCAATGGAATTTACTTATATTATGTAAAAGGTAAATCACTAAAACAGGTTTCTGATGAATTTGGAATAGGAATTAAAAACTTTTATTATGAAAATAACATGACTATTATATCATTAAATATCAAACTCGTAAAACGTGCTATTAAAACGTATACACTTGATGAATTAAAAGAAAGATTATTTATAGAATGGAATAAATAAACTCACTAGGTGAATGTGTAAAAGAAGAAAACTAGAAAAAAGAGTAGAATAAACTTCTACTCTTTTCATTTATTATAAAATCAATACATTAAATTGGCACGTCCCTGTTGCTGTTGTTGGATGTGATATTCTAATTTTGTCATTACTTTCAACACTTGCATATACATCATTACTTCGCATAAAATTTGCACTAGCTTGATTTCTTGGAGTTAGTAATACAATATCTGTTGTTGAAACATTTGGGACAGAAACAACTGTTGAAGTCACACTGGGAGTTAATGAAACTATCATTGCATTTTTAGGTAAATGTACTAGTCCACTATCCTCTCTTACTTGAAAACTAAGATTTGCATCACTTCTAAAATCGAATGTTTTTGGTGAACCTATTCCATATGTAAAGTAGTAGTCACTATTTTCACCCTTCATATAGAACTTATTCAAGTTTGTTAATTTTAAATCACCGTTAATAGTTTTTGCTCTTGAACCATAAGTGAGAAGTTCTTCATAATATTTAGGTGTTGTGCCGATAAATTCTGTTGTGATGCTATGATTATCTATCATCACAGCATTATATGAATTATCAGTGACAAGAATCTTTTTATCTGTGTATGCCCCTGTCCAACAATCTTTAACTCTTGTGAATTGGTCACCATCTAATTTAAGATATTTAAAATTAGGTGATATGTTAATTGTTTTTCCATTCCTTCCGGCACGTGTTGTTTTTCCTAAATAGAAATTTACACCTAAAAACTCATTTGCTATAGCATTTGAAACAAAATAATTCTTTCCGTTAACCCATTGTTTTGTAGTTGTCCAATTAGTAGTTACTCTCCAATATGTTTCCCAATCTGCACCAACATTTGGCTCAGATATTGCATCTGCTGTGTTGTTTTTTATACATTGATATACAACATCATTTATAGTGACTAAATCTCCACCTTCTATTGTTGCAAGATAAGATGGGGCATCTTCAAACCTTCCACCAATGAACATATTTCCTTTGCAATTTTCTCCTAGCATTACATGGATATAATCTGATTGATATAAAGGACAGTCTATAAACATGTTTCCTTGCCCATACTTCATCTTTACACTTACATCACATGCGTTAAATGTACATCCATCAAACAAATTATCGCCTGGATTTGCTGTTACTACATATGGGTCAGTCATTAAACAAGTATCAAGATTTAATCCGATATTACAATCTCTGAAAAAACAGTTTTTAAATCTGTTATTCCATCCTCGTAAATCCATTCCAACATCAGCATGTGAAAAACATACTCTTGTGAATTCGCTTTCAGTAATGTATTCTTCTTTTCTAACAATATCTTCTCTTATTGATGGTGTTATAAGATTTGTATTTCCTGTTTCACTTGATAATGTAATATCCTTAAATGCTATATTCCATACTCCTTGAAATCCTGTCTGTGTAAACTTTTTGTAAGTTATTGGTGATGTTAATATTAACTCTGTATTCCACATCCCTTCACCAATAATATGAACATTTTCACCTATAATAAATCCATTAATTTTGTATTTTCCTTTAGCAATTTTTATAGTTATTCCACCCTTTGGAACGTTTATAGGAGTTTCAAAAGTGCTTGTTACCTCACTTGGGATATAAGCATCAATAACAGCTTGTAACAAGGCTTTATTTGATTCTCCTGTTAAATCATCTTCTAAAAGTGTAACAACTTTTACATTTCCATTAATTTCATTTTCGTGATTTGAAACCATTGATTCAAGCCCCTGTTGGCTTTGAACTGGTTTCAATCCATGCCATGTTCCTGTAAAATCAGCAATTTCGCTAAGTTTATATTTGTTGTTTAAATCTGAAATAGATACTTTTTTGTTCTGTAAATCATTCAATTCATCAACATCAGAATTTTGATTTTCAATAAGATTATTTAATAATCCTATCATATATCTAATTGTTTCATACTGTGAGAACCCTTCATTAAAAGTTGAAGGTATAGGTTGGGGATTAGTAAATAATTGTACTAAATCATTTTTATTCATTCTTACAACTCCTTTTTATTAATATATTTTATTATATCATTAATATTACCATACATTCATAAATAAATCTGATAATTCGTTTATAATTTCCTCTTCAATGTTTAGCATGATATTTCTCCATTGGTCGATATTTTGTGCAAATGTATAACCTTTGGAACTACCAAACTCCTTTCTTTCGTATGTTTCTGATTTATTATCTGTTGTATTTATATCTCCTATTAAATGATTTGTTGTATTTAAAGTTTGTGTATTTGTTGATGTACTTTCACCACTTGCAGTATTTTTATCATGTGCTGTTGTAGATGCGAACTTATTTGCAAGTATATCAGCTTCAAGTAATTCTGTAGGGGGTGTATCACTTCCAACATTTAAGTTATCATTTGTTGATGAACTTGTGCCACTTCCATCATTTTTTATTGTACCTGTGTTTGTATCTGTATTATTAGTATCAATTGAACCACTCCCTGTGATTGTATGTGTAAAACTTTCAGTCATGTCTACATTATTAATCGGATTAATATCTAAATCAATTGACTTGTATCTCTGATTATACAAAGTCATTTTTTCATCAAGTCTACGTTTTAAAGCAAATAAAAACCTTGGAATTGTTTCAAATCCTATCTCTGAAAAATAATAATGATTTAATATCTTATCATTTAAAACTTCTCTTCTCGTCTTTCCATCCTTTCTACTTAAATCTAAAAAGTTTTCATTCTCTAAAGGATAATTTGCAAGTATATTTTTAAGCGCTAATGCATCCTCATTTGGAGGGAATTGAGTTTCTAAATCTAAAATACTTCTTAATTCAATTGTATATTTTGCCACTATTCTTCAACCTCCTTTACTTTAGGTTCAAATTCATACTTGCAAAACTCTGCTAATTCAATTTCTATATTTTGACCAAACTTTTTATTTATTTCATCTCTTGCTTGTATTCTAGTATTCAAAAACATTGATAAACAAATATCAACTAAATTATTATTTGCTTCAACTTCATCTGTTACCATTCTTTCCTTTTTATCAGCTACGGTTTTTATACCCATGAAATTTAGACACTCATTCAATGTGTCAATTTTTTCACCTTGTAACTTGTCAAGCAAATAAGGAGCATCTGTTTTAAGAACATTTAAACCTTCTATATTAACTGCTTTTTTCTTGAATATAACTGGTTCATTTCCTTCATACTGTGCATAAATATTTTTAAGTGTTAAATACTCTGATTCTTCACACTGAACAACAATTGGCGTTTTCTGTGCGTTTAAATTTACTTCTTTAACTTTTTGTATTTCACCAAGCAATGTTGAATATCTTCTAATAAAATCATGTGAATTTTGCGAAAGTTTATTGTTTCTAATTATAACAATATCATCTGCGTCAAACCATTCATTGATAACATTATTTGCAGTCCAACATAAATATTTTGTTGGTCGACCATACATATTAATATAATCACCCATGCAATAGCAAACTTGATAACCATACAATGGATGATTAATAAAAGCTACTTCTCCATTATTTGCAAGTTCCTTCTCTATAAAATCAGCATCTATATTATTAGGTAAGTTCTTCCATATAAATCTATTTATACACATTAAATATAATAAATTATAAAAATGCATATTTATATAGTAATTATCTCCAACACTTAATATTTGATCACTTAGCCATTTTTTATTTAATACTGTTTCCATTCTTTAACCTCCTTTATAAAATATCGTAATTCATATAATCTGAGTTCCAAATTGTCACACCATTGTCATAAATCTTTTCAAGTTCTTTTAAATATTCTGATGGTATTGTGTCAGCTATAATATTTGCTCCAACTGTTTTTACAAAATTATATCTTTTTGAAGTGTTACTAAATGCATCAATTCTCCTAACTGGATAACCGTATGCATTCCAAAAGTTTCTAGCAATTTTCATATGATCGTTGTCCATTTGCTTAACTCTAAAAAATATTGAACTTGTGTAGTTTGCATACTCGAAAGCATCACCCTTTATATTACTAACTTGGTTAGGCTGTTTTCTTGCTACTGCATCTGCATTTATTACACTTGCAATATTTGCAAAACTGTTAACCGCTCCAGCAACATTCAATGTTGCAATGCTTCCTATTGCACTTCCAACACTCATTGCACCATTTAGCATATTTGATACTTTATTATCTTTTAAATATTTCGAGTATGAATTTGAGAATACTGGTAAATCTGAACTTGGACTAATTACAAGAGCATTTTCTATTGAGTAGGATATTCCATTATAATCTAAAGGTATTATTTTGTATTCAACATTATCAGTTATATTATATAAAATTTTAAATTGAGGTGATAAAGGATTATAAAATTTACTTAAATCTAGTTCAATATATCTTCCTGTTATTCTATCTACTATTTCTAATTTTGAATATGGATATGATATTTCCTTTTTAAATATTGGAACTATATCTATATCTAATGTAAAAGTTTCAGATAATAAACTTAAATTCATATCATGAATTAATAAAATATCACTTACTATATTTAAATCACCTTTTCCCATTACTTGTATTTCATATCCAGTATTATCTATAATTGTACATGGAGCATAATAACAAGCTTGTATCCTATCTGCTCTACCTTTATTACTAACAGCTTGTACAATATCGCTCATGTCAAACTTTGAAAGACATATTGCCATGTAGCAAGGCATAGAGTAGTTCCCTATAGTCGGATAAGAATTAAGCGATGTTGAAGTATCATCTTTCGTAGGGTCAGCATTGAATAAAATTATATACACTCCGTTTATTGTTTTTTCATAACTCCATACTTCTGTTAAATCTCCTGTTGTTGGAGTATCAGCAAGTGTATTATAATAATCTGTATTGAATGTTTGTCTTTCGATAAAACTCTCATTTAATGTATAATTAAATTGAAAACTTTGGTAAACATCCATTTTAAGAACAACATCACTAACATTTCCGTTTTTATATATTAACTTATCAATAAAAGCATAGAACCATTTTGTACCAAACTGTACGTTTTGAAACATTACATAATTGCAATTGTACAAAGCATCTACAACTTTATTAACTCTTAAATATTCCCCATCACCCTCTCTGATATATGAACATGGAGTTAGAGTATAAACAAGTTTACTTTCCATATATGCTGTTTGGGCTGATAAACTTGCAAATTTCATAAGATTATTTTGAGAAGGTGAAAAGGGAACATTTAGAAACCTTACTGTTGATGAAGGTGTTATCATCTAAAAAATTCCCCTTTCTAAAATTTAATTAAACATTTAATAATGTTGGGTCGGTTGCTTCAAGTAGAATAACAGCATTTGATAACAAGTTGTAGCTTATTATTCCATGATGATGTAACCAATAATTTGAGGTAAGATTTGAGCCATTGTCAAATTGTTTAATCCCATAGTAAGAATCATTTATTCTGAACCATGATTTATCACATAGTATTCCAATAACCTTAAATCCATTGAAATCATCCACAGGAATTACTTTTTGCATGAAATTAGCCTTATCCATGTTGAATGCTGTTGCAAGTAACTCAACATCAACTGAACTTAAAATATCAGTTCTTAATAATACTACTTGGTCGTTACCATCACATGCTGTTGTTAAGTCTGTTTCCTCTGCTCCTTTGATAGAAGCATAACCATTATAAAGAGTAGAACCAAATCCAAAGTTATAATATAATTCTCTAAGCTTTTGAACAATTTTCTTCATTTTATCGTTTTGGTTTGCTGTAGCACCAAGGTCAATAGTTCCAATTGTCATTGTTGCTTTTGGGTCAGTTATTGCTCCCAACTCTGCTGTTGTTCCTACAATTATCTTTTTAACTCTATTATTCAAAACAGCTGAACCTATTAATTCTTTTGTATATTTCATTTCGTCAAGGTTATCTCCATTGTAAAGACTTCCTACAATCATTTGAATGAGTTCAGATAAACCTCCTTGTGTGATTAATGCTTTTTGAAGTTGCATATCTGATATAGTAACCTTGTACTTATCTTGACGATTTATCTTATAGTAAACTGACTTTACATCGGGATATGTTTGAGTTAATAAATCTGCTGAGGTCATATCATAAGGAGTACCCTTGCTTGGATTTGCTATTATTTCCTCAATCTGTGAACCATATGGAATTTTATCTCCTTTAAGTTCCTTTAATTTGTTTTCCATGATTTTTGCATTTACAATTCTTTTTGCTATTCCATTAACAACAGATGTTAAAAGAGCATTTTTTTCTATTGTGAATGTATCTGAGGTTATTAAATTACCAAAAACCTCTAAATTAGTATGATTTGTTATAAAGTCTTTTAAACTCTGGTTTGTTGTTGTGCTTGCTATAGATGCTAGTATCTGTGCGTTTGTTAATGACATTTAACATTCCTCCTTTTTATTTTAAAAATTCTTTCGCCATATCATCCAGTGACATTGGTTTTTCTTCTGTTTCTTTTGTAGCTTGTCCACTTTCTTTGTGAGTTTCTCTTGCTGTTAAATCAGCTATTTGTGTTCCTAATTTTGAAAGTAAACCCATGTTTGCTGAACGCAATCCTTCATTTAATCCGTTTATTTCTTCAATCTTCTTTGTATTATCTGTAATAGTTTGTCCAACTTCTGAGTAATTATCTCTAAGTGCTTGAAGTATTGTTGACAATTTAGCTTGGTCAACTCCTTCAACTTTTAGCATTTGTGTTAAATCATTTATGTTTTTTTCATGTTCTTCTACTTTTAACATATTTATCCTCCTTATAAAAATATCTCTTCTATTTATTATATCATTTTAATAGAGGATTTGTTTACATAGTATAAACGGTTTGTTGTTGGGTTTTTAATTAATACAACATTACCATGAGTTCTCATTAGTACAAAATCATTTAACACATATGATATTTTAATATTAGATGCATACCAATATGGATATATTAATTTACAATTCCCTGTTGGTGTTGGATCAGTTCCTCCACCTCCTGTTGTTCCTGTAAACTGATTATAATATGTTAATGCTGAACTTTGTCTATTTGCTAAGTTTGCAAGTTCTGCATTAGGTCGTTCCCAGTTAAAACAAAATGAAGCGGTTAGTTCTTCAATACTTCCGTTACCACTCATAAAATCTGAATGATTTAAATAACCACTATGCTCTATCCACTGGAATGATGCTCCTGTTATACTTGTATTTTCACCAGTTAATTCACTCCATAAAAAATCTAATTGATGATTTATATCTGTTCCATATGCTTCAAGTTGTGTTCTTCTTTCAAAACTCCATTGACACAACCCAAATCCTATACCATTTCCAACCTCAATCAAGTTTGCATCAAATCCGCTCTCTTGTTCAATGTTACCCATTATACTAGCTGTTGATTTTTCATTCAAACCCTTTGCTCTTAAATAGTTCCAAACTGTTTCTTGATAACTCATGTTGAAACCTCCTTTTATGTTTCACGTGAAACATTATAAAATTTAAGGAACTCAAAAGAGTCCCCTATGTTGATTTATTTTCTTTTGATTTTAGAATATCAATTGTATCTGAAATAATTTTAGGAACTGGAAAACCAACTAACCCACAATTCTCTATTATTGAAATAAGTTCATTTACTATGAATGCATAGCACACACCATCACGTATATACGAAACTCCAAGTAGTAAATCAAGCCTATAAGCAATAAGAACAAATACAAGAATCATACACTTTTTAAAAAGTCCTAGAAAACCAACTTTTGAACTTAAACCACCTGTTTCTGTTTTTGTTGACTTCTTAAACAGAGCAGATAATATCAATCCTGTTATGAAGTCAATTACCATAAACATTAATAATGTTGCTGTTACTCCATTCCATCCACCTAATAAATAACTTAGCCATCCACCAAGAACCATGAATAAACCTAAAAATTTTTCTTTTATCATAATACACCTCTAACCCTTCATTATAATATGTTTTGTATCACTAAGCATTTTATCAATTGTTTGTTCTCCTATAATTCCATCAATAGATAAATCATTTATCCTCTGATATTCTTTTACTGCTCTTAAAGTGTTTTCGCCATATTCACCATCTGTCATTAACTGCCATTGCATTATATAGTTTAACATAGCTTGTACAACTTTTACTCTTCTTGATTTTTCGCCAAATTTGATTAATACCATTTTAACACTCTCCTTTATATTTATTTTTGGTTCACTTAAAAATAATGCTCTTTCTGCTTGTCTTCTTATTGCTAATCCTTCTAACCTCTTTCCGCTAGCATAAACATACAATAGGATTTTCTCAGCAACCTGTTTTTCATCCCTGTCTTTTACAAGTGTTATCAAATTACTTTTTCCAACATTGAAATCAAATGAGGTTAATGCATCAAACATATTTTGATTAACAGAAAAATTTATTGTTTCATTGTCAATTAAAATTTGTACATCATTGCTAGATTGTTTTAAATCCTCTAACAATAATTCATTAGCTTGTCCAACTGTTATTATATCACCCCATTTTACATTGTGTGTATGACCATATCCAATTGTCAAAACTCCTGTGCCATCATCATAAGTTTTTAGAAAACACCCTTCAAACTTTTTTATTAAGTCTATACCATTTGCAGAAATTTGCATTTTTATTACCTCCTTATCTAATACCTACATACTTTAGTATATCGTAAACATTGCTTTTTATATACTTATTTTTATAGAAAACTCTACCATTTTTAAAAGCATTCTTAAAAACGTATATCATTGAACTACTATTTATTTTTTCTATCATTCTGTTATTAGGTGATAAATCACCCATCTGCAATGCATATCTGAACTTTGATGTATTGATAATTTTCTTGTCACAGTAAAACATATCATCAAATAACCATATCCCAACTTCATTGTCATTTAATATAAATGAAAATACAAATTTTGAGTTGCTTGGTTTATCATTCATGATGAAGGAGTCATCATCAGATAATGATTTATTGTAAATTGCATGTTGTCCGTACTTGGTATGTTGATTTAATTTACCCCATCTAGTTTTAATTTTTGCTTCAATAAATTCTTCATCTGCATTAAGTTCAACACATATTCTCTCACCTCTGTTGTATGTTTTTATACCTTTTTCAAAGTCGGGATAAATATCCCAATGCTGAAAATATGGGTTTGCTATTGTAACATTATTAGCTAAACAAATAACAGTTAAATCATCTCTTTGCCTAACAACAGTTTCTATGAGTCCATCCAGTAGTATTGGTTCATTAGGTAAATATCTTTGATTTTTCTTGTCAATTATAAATTCATCAAAACATAAAAGCTTTACATATGGATAAGCTGTTGACTTTTTATTATTTGCTGTTGATAGAGGAACGAAAAAACCGACTAATTTATCATCTATGTATGCATGTTTTTTAGATGCTTTAAAAGTGTGTTCCGGGTATTCATGACTAATATCATCAAAAAATGTTGTTATATCATCAAACTCAGTTTTATATCTTCTAACATAAATAAACTGTTCACCTTTCTTTAAATAATTATTAATTGCTTTTTTCTTGAAACCGTAAGTTTTACCTCCTCCTCTATTTGTCAGTATAAAATTAAGCATTGCATTTCTGCTAAGTACATTATTATAATCATAATACATATGAAATCCTCCTTAACAAAATAGCACCAAACATGTCTATATGACCGTTGGTGCTACGTTTGATTTAATAAAGATGACCAAAATTATACACGTACACTGTCCCCAGTTTGTGCCAACGTTCATCACGTTTGGATAATGGCATTTACCGCATATTTAATTTTGAATCTCTATCACTATTAGTATACCATTAGACAATGTAATTGTTTATAATTTTTTTCTTTGTTCTTTCAAATAAATTAGTTATACCCGATAATGATTTATTCATAATTTTAGAAATATCTGTAGTTGTATACCCTTTAGCTTTTAGTATTAATAATGTTCTTTGCATTTCAGTTAAATCAGAATTCTCTAAAATATCGTTCAAAAGTATGTTTGTATTCATATCCTCGAAATCATTTGATATTATGTTTTGAATACTCACACTTTCGTTACCTTCATTTTGAAATTCATAGTCTAAAGATAAATGACTTTTTTCAAAATCAAATTTATTAAAAAACTTTGACTGTCCATTTGCACTTTGAATGCAAGTTCTACCACAACTCATAACGATTAATGGTAAATATGTTTTAAGAGAGGATTTGTCATTATCAAAATTTTTAAGCCTTGGAATTATGTAAAGATAAACTTCTTGTTCAAAGTCCTCTCTGTCTATTACGTAGTTTAATTTAAATTTATTATATGTTTTTGCTATTGAATTTTTTAATAATTTTTTAAGTTCCTCATTTTTTAAAATATAGTTTAAATCCATTTTAAGAACCTCCCATAAATTCTAATATTAATAGAATGTAAAATCTTTAAGTGTAAAGTATATCCATTCAAGTCTATATCCACCAATAACCTTTTTCTTTTGTTTCTTTCTGTAAATTGCACCTAGATAGAAGTTATCAAAATTCAGTGTATCTTGTATTTCATTTGGTAAACCACTGCAATGAGGAAATAATTTGCTTGGCAAATTTCTATTTTCATCTTCTGATAATTCATCCTCATATTCATGACCATATAAAAGATACTTCTTTGCACCCAAGCATTTAAACTTTGTAAACTCCTTTTCTATATCCCATGCCCCTAATTTTGTTTTATGAAGTTCAATACCTAGTGTTCTAAATTGTTTAACACTTAATGTGGCATATACACTATCGGTATCAGAATATAAAAATTCATCTTCACCGTATTTCTTTTCAATTCCTATTATTACATTTAATAAGGCTATTCTTCCATAGGATGTTGTGAATGATGAATAAGGACGATAATATTTTCTGCGTTCTTCATAATCATACTCACTGTCATTTATATATTTTCTTTCAAGGTGAAAAAATCCTTCATCATCTTTGATATAATTCATTATCTTTCTAGTAAAACCACTTCCTAATTTTCCATAGATAGAATTCATATCACGTTTAGCAACAGTTACACCACATTTATTTTTCTCTTTCTTGTACTTTATTTTTCTTGCTGTGCAATCATTTATAAACTCTGCTAAATCACCAACTTTTGAAAGAAACTTAACTCCTTCTATATAATCTAATTTTTTAACTAAATTCTTTGAACCTTTCAAAGTTGTATCACCTATCTTACGATAAGTATAAAAATCATAAACACTCTTTAAAAGTTCCAATTCATCTATAGTTAATACTAGATTATAATTGCATGTCATTAGCTGACCATTTTCATCAAAATTGGTGTGTGTATAATCATTCTTTTTATAACCATATTCTTTTATATCTTGGAGAAAATCACAGCAAGAACCTATTTTAATAAATCCAATATGAGAACCTTCTTTCCTTCTAAATCCATCAAAGTGAACCTTTTGAAGTGCTATGTCATAGTTTTCATCAAACTTATATTTTCCTGTGAAATACTTTGGAATCCCATATGGAAGTTTATTATACATCATAGCTGAGGGATAACTGCTGTTTCTGTCTACCGAATGACCTTCCTTTTCAATTACTTTCCCTTTATGCTTTTTATTACAATATGTAAATCCGCCGCTATAGCTATCATCTATTAATTCAATTATTTTTCTGTCTTTAATCTCTGGATAAACATTTGTAAATTCTTCATACTTTTTAGAAGCATTTGGAAACATAAAGTTTAGCATGTTATTAAATGCTATCCCGCTTGCAGTGTATCCATTCAGATTATTATTAATGTAGTATTGTCTTATGAACTCTTTCAGAATATATACATCGTTATATACATAGCATTTTTCTATATCTTCTAATATATAATCATAAGGACGTATTTTTTCATAATCAAATTCAGAACCTAGTTTATAAAACATTTTATCTACTTTTATAATATCTGTTCCTATTGTTTCAAGTTTATCCGGAATAAGTTTTACACTGTCATACATTTTAATTTTTATAAATGATTTAAATGTTTTCTTTCCTATTTTTATATCATTCATTTTCATTTGTATTGTAGCATTGTAAACTTGTCCATTATTCTCAACAATATTCCATGCGTTACAATCAAGAAATTCATCCTCAACACTATTATCATCATACATGATTTTTGAAAAATATTTATAACCGTTTTTATCAAACCAATATTTACAAAATTCAGAATCCCAAGCTAAGTTGTGAATCCACATTTTAATATTAAGATTTTTAGACTTTGCTTTTTTATCAAAATTGAACTCTTTCCATTTGTATAATTCTTTCATGAAGTTGAAAAAATCATCAAGGGAATATCCATATATGACAATGTCATTTATTGTATTGGATAATGACCAACACCATACCCTCTCATGCTCATTGTTAAAATATTCTCTACAACTTTCAGTGTCAAAACATAAATATTCATCTTTACCTAAGTTTGCCAAAAGTTGAATTGTTTCATGTGAAACATTTTGAAAGTGAATTAAATTATTATTTACGTGTTCTTTTAATCTATCAATTATAATTTGCTTTTGAGTTAAAAGACTATTACATAATCTATTTACAAGTTCTTTCTTTTCTTCACTTTCGTTAATACGCATGTTATCACCTACTTATATTTGTTCAATACCTTTTTAACCTTCTGTTTTCCTGTTTTCTTTAAATCTAATTGAATCATCATATCATCAAGCCTAGCATTTGCAAGTTCTGTTTCATCCCCATTAGATGCTTTACCTTGACCGCTGTCATATGTTTCTAAAGAATTTAAAAGATAATTTGAATGGTTTAATGCATCTTGAAAATCCATTTTATCAAGCTTGGATTTAATTTTATTTAAATCTTCTTCTCTGACAATCCCTATTTTTTGAAATGCTCTGTCAATTAATAGTTTTTGCTTATCGTAAAATATCTTCTTTGTATCTTGTTCTTTAACATCCTTAATTAACTCCTCAATTTCCTTCTTGTTTTTAGATTTTTCAAATAATGATATTATGTCACTGTTTCCATATCCTTTGATGTTGTTGTTACCACGTTCTAAAAATTGAACTTCATTTTTAGTTAATTTTTTATTACTTTCCTTTTTAGCTTTTGCTAAATCTTTTGCATATGATGCAAGTTTTTTGCTATCAGAATCCTCTGATTTTCTCAAATCTCTTGATTCAATTTCAGCAATAATTGACTTTCCTTGTTGAACTGCAAGTGTAACAATATCATATGTTAGCCTGTCCATATATTGCTTTTTCATCCTTTGAACCTCTTGGATAGATGCTGTCTTGGGTATTTTACCATATCCAAAGTCACTCATATTTTTGTTAATTTCCTTTATTATCATATCCTTATTACCATTTGTAACTCTAGTGTCAACTTTCCGCTTTTGTCTACTTAACTTTGTTAATGCATCCATACTAGAACCCCCTCTTGTTTAATTTTTATTTAACCTCCTATTATATTCAATTGTACTCCTATTTAGAACAAAAGTAAAGAAAAAAGTTGTTAAATTACCAACTTTTTAATGTGGTTATTAACAACTTTTATATGTTAAAAAGGTATATCGTTATCGTCGATTGAAACTTCTGTTAATTGTGAAGTTCGCCTTTGTTTTCTTGTACGTTCTTTCTTATTTCCCTCTTTAGGTTTCCCATAAGCTTTGATTATATCATCAATTTCCTTTTCATCTGCTGTGAAGTCAAATATTGTTAATGATAAATAACTTCTTGATTTTCCATCCTTGCCTTTATATGAAACATTTTTTACAAGTCCTTTTGTAATATAGATTTGTGTTTTATCCTCTATATCAGCAACCTTCTTGAATGCTTCACCAACTAACATAGCATTGAAAAAACTGTTTTCCCACTCCTCTGAATCCTTACCTTTTTTAGTTCCAAAATATATACAAGCTTTAGAGCACTTTGATCCTTCCATATCCTCAATCTTAGTTATCTTTACTAATCCATCAATATTTAACATATCAAAATTCCCTCCTAATTTTTAATTTACATATTTACATGTGCTACTATGGTTTGTGATTCTGAATCATTATCCATTTGTTGAGATGGATATTCGGAATTTGTCTCACATGGAGCATCTGAAAGATTTGCAACCTTCTTGAATTCTTCTGAATCCATTTCGTATGTTGTGATTACATCAACTAGCTTTGTTACTTCAACTGCTACTAATCCAATAGGTAATTCTGTAAATAGTTCAATCGCTCCAACTTCTTTTAACTTCTTATCAGATTGAACAACCCCTAAAGAAACTTCATCTAAAACCTTAGTTTCCGGATTTCTAACAATTGCAGTTCCTAACCATTGGTGTTGAACCTCTGTAAACTTTACTATTTTACTCATTATCGAATACCTCCATTAAATTTATATTTAGTAGTGAAGTGAGGTTTATAATCTCACTAATTTTGAATTCGCTCTTGCCATTTAGCTTCTTTCTAAAAGTTTCATATTCAATGCCAAGCTTTTCAGCAAGATATTTTTTCTTTATTCCACTCTCAGAAATTGCCTTGTTTATATTGTTTAAATAGTTCATATTTTAAACCTCCTTCACTATTAGTATATCATTATAGTGTGGATTTATATACTTTTAATTTGTGCTTTTGATATTTATTTTACCGTATTTAGCATTTAACATTCTTTTGTAATCATCTTTGGTTAATGGTTTAAAGTCTTTTGCTTTACCTACATATATAAGTACATTAGCTTCATGCTGTTTGCTCCTTTCTATGTAATCAACTAGAGTATTTACTCCTATTCCTCTGCATCCTGTGGTATCGTCTATCCATTTGTTTGAGGTTGAGTAGTAGCTTATAGTTCCTATTACAATTTTACCTCTTAGCTGTTCAACGTATTTTATGTGATGCTTATTTAATAAAGATGTTGAAATTATCAAATTGTCATAAAAGTTATCGTTGAAACGTGGCATTTTGAACCCTCCTTATTTATAAATATAATATTTTAGTTCGTTGTCTAAACATGTTTTAATTAAAATATACAAATCAGTATAAGAAATAAAATGAAAGAACTTATAATAATCAATTTTATAAGTTAAACTAAAATCCAACTCTTTTAATTTAATATAAAATGTAATCCTCCTTTGTAATTCATCAATATTATATGTTACTTTACATTTAATTTTTACCTCAAGGTAAGTACAAAAATCTTGAATGTTGTTCATGATTAATCCTCCTCTGAATCTAAAATTAAAAATAGAATAATGGTTTCAATTGGATTTGGTGAATAATGAAACACATACTTTGATATACTGCATAGAATTATAGTTGTAATTACACATAATGTTGCTTTAATTAATGTTAATTTTAATTTGTATGACATGTTTAAACCTCCTTTATATTTTGATACTGAGGTATTTCTACCTCACGCACTAGGCTTAAATCCTATTTATACTCACCTAGTTGAGTTTAATCTACTCTTAAAAATATGTTTTGAATAAATTCATCATAATTAGCTAACTGTTTTTCATTTCTTTCAACGTGTTTATTTGATAAAATAAATTCTTTTGTTTTTCTATCTACAGTTAAATAATATCCTTTATCTAATACCGTTTTATAATATTTTATAAACCTCTGTTTTTCTACCTCTGTAATTGTAACCTTTCCATTCATTACATCACATACAAACTTTTTAATAATATCCATTTTTACTTTTCCTCCTTACATATATTTTCTTTCTAATTGAGCAACTCTTTCTTTAGCTTCTTGTAAATCAGCTTTTAATTGTTTTATGTCATTTTGAACCATCGAGCAATTTAATAAATCTTTTCTCATACCTTTTAAATAATTCACTAATTGTTGTTGTCTATGATATTGTATATGTCTAGCATTATCTAAATATCTTTCGCCTTTTATTATTTGACTTGCTGATAGCTTCATTCCAACCACTCCTTAAATAATATATTTAATTTGAAGATTAACTATCTTCACTTACTATTATATCAAATCCACAGAATAATACAAGTACTTTTTATGAATTTTCAGATATTTTGTAATAAATATTTTGAGTTAAGCATATAATGTGAAATTTGATCACCAAGTGACAAAAATATGGTAATTACCAATTACTAGCAACGGATAATTATTATTAGTTAGTAATTAGTATTAGGGGAGAATTACTGTTGAATTTCCATACCTACTCTT